AACGGAGCGCAAAGCATTTGACAAACCCTTGCGGCGCAATGATTTCCGGGCGCGGAAATGGCCTAATATAACTAAGAATATTAAGAATATTAAGAGCATCCCGCTGCTGTTTGGATCGCAGCGGGGCTGCTATAATGAGAAAGAACCGGCCTTTACTTACCGGCGAAGAACCTAATAAAACCTAAGATTTGAGCGGGGCAAGCAGAGCGCATGGCAGTCATTGTCTGCCCCGGCGCAATCTTAGCAAGCAACGCGAAATGATACCACTTTCCGGGGCGAACCCCGAACCCCCGGAGGGGCGGGCGCAATCTCTGCTGCTGCGGATCACGGACACCGGCGCGGAGCATCACGCGAAAAACCGCAGTATTCAAAGGGGGGATTGACCGGGGAGGGGGTACTTGTCAAAACTTGTGTTTCAACATTCTTCAACATCCCGCGCACCGAACCGGGGGAGGCCAGCCCGAAGAACACGGAGAAAACACGGTCATTTCTTAACGGCAACCAGCACAAAAAATGAGCTGTCGCATTTGTGCAAATCCACCGTTGGAAACGGACGATAAACGGAGCGGCGCAGTATGCAGAATGTTAACATTCTCCCCATTGAGAACAGAGCAATAACAGAGGCGCAGACCACAGAACAGGCGCATAACAGGATGCCTGCTAACAGGCAAAAAACAGGAGCGGGAACCCAACCGGCAAGAAAGGCACCCGCTCCATACCGTAAACACAAAAGGCGCAGCGTTACGGCAGAATGATTTTACCATGCCGCAGCTGCCGATGCAAGGAGGAAAGACAGATGGAGAGAGAAACTGCAAAGCAGAGGATCAAGGCCGAGATCAAATGCACCGACTATTTGGAGAAATCCAAGAGCGGCCTTTACTGCTGCCCATTCTGCGGCAGCGGCACCGGCACCAATGCAACCGGGGCTTTGAAAGTGTATGACACGAACACTTTCACTTGCCATGCCTGCCACAAAAGCGGGGATGTGATAGACCTATTCATGGAGCGCACCGGCACCGACTACAACACGGCCTTGTCCTTACTGGCACAGGAGATCGGGATCACGGTTGACCAGTACAGACCGGCGGCGGCAGATTTCGCCCCGATTGACCGCACAGAACGCATCACAGGCGCACAGACCGGGCAAGGGAGTGCAGACGCACCACCGGCAGAGAAAAGCCCGCAGAGCGCAACAGAAGCGGATTACACGGCATATTACAAGGAATGTGCGCCACGGATCACCGACCCGGCAGCGGCAGCATATTTGGAGCGGCGCGGCATCTCCATCACCACGGCAGGCGCATACTGGATCGGCTTTGACCCCGCAGCAGACCCGGCAAAGGCAGGCCACCCATGCCCGCGCATCATCATCCCGACCAGCAAGGCGCATTATATCGGGCGCAGCATTGACCCGGAAACCCCGAAAGCGTTTGCCAAACTGAATGTCAAGGGGAGCAGCCCCGCTATCTTTAATGGGAATGTGTTTGCCCAAGAAGTGCAAGAAGTGTTTGTGACGGAGGGATGGGCAGACGCGCTTTCCGTCATTGAGGCGGGCGCGGCAGCAATCGCATTGAACAGCACAGCAAATGCGGATGCGCTGCTGAAGCAGCTGGAGCGGGAGAGGACGGCGGCAACATTGATCCTCTGCCTTGACAATGACGATGCAGGCACAAAGGCGGCAGAAACGCTGCGGGCGGGCTTGCAGCGGCTGAATATCAGCTATATAACGGCAGATATATGCGGGGGGTACAATGACCCCAATGAATACTTGCAGGCCGACAGAGCGGCGTTTTTCGCGGCAGTAGACCGGGCGCGGCGGCAGGCCACGGCAAAGCCCGATTGCACCAGCTATTACATAGACACGCTGATGCAAGGCGAAATTGAGCGTTTCAAGGCCGACAAAAAAACGGGCTTTAGGAACCTTGACGAAAAGGCGGGCGGGCTTTATAGCGGCCTATATGTGCTTGCTGCCATATCCTCATTAGGCAAGACCAGCTTTTCCTTGCAGCTTGCGGATCAGCTGGCAGAGCGGGGCAACGATGTGCTGTTTTTCTCGCTGGAGCAATCCCGGCTGGAGTTAGTGAGCAAATCTCTTGCGCGGCGCATGGCGCAGACGGACATGGCAACCGCTATATCAAGTTTGCAGATCCGCAAGGGGGCAAGCCCGCAGCTGGTACGGGAAACCGCAGCGGCATACAAAGCAGCTGTCGCGGATCGCATCAGCATCATTGAGGGGAACTTTGCCTGCAATATCTCCTTTATTGGGGAGTATGTGCGGCAGTATGTGCGGAAAACCGGAACCCGGCCTGTCGTGATCCTTGACTATTTGCAGATCCTGCAACCGTTGGAGGACGGCAAGCGGCAGACCACAAGGGAAACCGTGGACACCACCGTCACGCAGCTGAAGCGGATCAGCAGAGAACTTGACTTGACCGTCATTGCGATTTCCTCCGTGAACCGGGCGAACTATCTCACCCCGATTGACTTTGAGGCCTTGAAAGAAAGCGGCGGCATTGAGTTTAGCGCGGATGTGGTATGGGGCTTGCAGCTGCAATGCCTTAACAATGACCCCATCTTTGACAAGGAAACCGGGCTGAAGCAGAAGCGGGAGAAGATCCGGGAGGCAAAGGCGGCGAACCCGCGCAAGATTGAGTTGTGCGCTTTGAAGAACCGTTACGGCATAGCGAACTATTCCTGCTATTTCAATTACTACCCGGCAAACGATCTCTTTACAGAGGACACCGAACACGCGCTGGAAGATTTCATGGAGCGCACCGGCGCATACAAACTATGACCGGCACCATCACGGGGCGGGCAGCACCACGCTGACCCGCTCTTTTTATTTGCACCGGGAAGTGACCCCGGAAAAAACATTTTTTCAGAGAGGCACACCCCCCATTGCAGATAAAAAAGAGGCACCCCCGACACCGGGAAGTGACCTTGAAAAAAATATATTTCTCTCCCCCCGCGGATTTTGGAAAAACACCGGCAAAGTATTGATAAATCGTGCTTTTTCTTTTCTAAAACCTTTACTTTTCCTTTGCTCTGTGGTACAATATGTGCGGGATGAACCGTCACCCACACTATGCACAAGAAGTGCAAGAACAAAAGGAGGGAACCGGCAATGACGGAACAGGCAATCGCAGCCCGCAGAGCATACAAGCGCAAGTGGGCGAAAGATCACCCGGACAAAGTGCGCCAGCACCAAGAGCGGTACTGGCAGAAGAAAGCAGCACAGGCAGCGGAGCGGGAACCGGCAAGTTATACCGCAGCCGCAAAGTAACCACAGGAGGCGCAGCATGATACATGAACTGTTAGCGGAGGGGGAGCGGAACGCAAGACCCGGACGGGATCTGTCACGGGTTTTGGGGATCTCCATGCGGGAACTGACCCGCACCGTGGAACTGGAGCGGCGCGGCGGCAAGCCCATCTGCGCCACGGCCTGCAAAAAGAACCCCGGCTATTTCTTAGCGGCGAATAAGGAAGAAATGGAGCGGTACTGCCGCAGCTTGCAGCACCGGGCGGGCGAACTGCACAAGACGCGCAAGGCCTGCATCAAGACAATGGAGCATCTGCCATGAGCGGGCGCAGCGCACAGGCCAAAGGCCGCAGAGGGGAACTGGAACTGGCGCAGTTTCTCCGGGATCACGGAATGACGGAGGCGCACCCCGGCGAACCGCTGAACTACGGAACGCAGCCCGATGTAACCGGCCTGCCTAATCTGCACATAGAGTGCAAGAGGCATGAGCGGCTGGAAGTGGCGAAATGGTATGAGCAGGCCGCAGCAGATGCGGAGCGGATGCAGGACGGCAAGCCCGCAGTAATCTTTCGGCAGAACCGCAGGCCGTGGATGATCCTGCTTTCCTTAACGGACTACCTTGCATTGGAGGGAGGAACAACCAATGGCGAAAGCAACGGCAATCAGCAATGAGGAAATCATAGCGGCCTTGCTGCAACACGGCACCGTCAAGGAGGCGGCAGCTGCGGCAGGCACCACACCCCGCACCGTCTATGACAGGATGCAGGACAGAGAGTTTCAAGGCCTTTACTGGGGCGCGAAAAACGATGTGCTGCGCTCTGCCTTGACCAAGATGAACAGCAGACTATCGGAGGCCGTGGACGCGATAGCGGGCATTATGAATGACACCGGCGCGAACCCGGCAGTACGGTTGCAGGCGGCGCAAGTGCTGCTGAAAAATGCGGCAGAGTTTGCGGCGCGGCTGCAAGAGGGGGAGCGGGTTTGCAGAGATTGGCTGCGGCCTCCGTATTCGGATCTGTTTGATTGACGGGGAGGCGCAGCATGATAACCCATGAGATCATCAAGACATTGGGGGAGATCGGCGGCGCAAAGCGGCTTTGCCTTGTCAGCTGGAACGGCAACCCGGCAAAGCTGGATCTCCGCATTTGGCGCACAGACGGGGGAACCCTGGTACCCGGCAGAGGCATTACCTTAACGGAGGATGAAGCAGGCACCCTTGCGGCTTTGCTGGAGGCCTATCTCACCGATAAGGAATGATGCTACACCGGCGCAGCAAAACCCCGGCAGAACGCAAAATAAAGCCCCACAAGTGCAAGAGGCAGGCAGCGGCTTGCCTCTTTTCATTTGGCACAAGATGCACAAGAAGTGCAAAAAGGCATTGACAAATGCGGAGCGGGGCTTTATACTGGAGAGGAAAAGGAAAAGGACAGGAGGCGCAGCACAATGCAGAGCATCACGGTACGGCAGCAGAGCATGGCAGCGGCAGGAGAGTTTAACCCGGCCTTGTTCCATGACTTTGTGGCATGGATTGACCGCAGCGAAAAGACCACGCGCAGCTACTTGATGAACCTCAAGCAGTTTATGGCATGGATGCGCTATGCCTCCGTAACAAACCCGCTCCGGGAGGACATCATCACTTACCGGGATTGGTTGACCGCAGAGCATGACGCGATCACCCTTGACGGCACCGGCTGGAGTTACCGCACCGACAGCAACGGCAACCCGCTGCGGATCATCTGCAAGCCCAATACTGTGGCACAGTATCTGCGGAGCGTCTGCCAGTTTTTCAAGTGGACGGCGGCAAACAACCTTTACCCGGATGTGGCGGCAAACATTCATGCGCCCAAGATCAAGCATGACACCCACCGCAAGGACGCGCTGACCGCAGCGGAAGTGCTGACCATTGAGAACAGCATCACGGAGCGGGCAGCACAGCGGGAGCAGGAGGCGCAAGAGGCGCAGAAAGACACGGCAGGCAGGATGCAGCGCAGCACCGAACAGGGCAAGCGGCTTTATGCCATGTACTTACTGGCAGTAAATGCAGGCCTCCGCACCGTGGAGATCTCCCGCGCAAATGTGAAAGACCTTGAAACCAAAGGCGGGCAAACATGGCTTTACATTTGGGGCAAAGGCCACAGCGAACCCGACCAGCGCAAACCTCTTGCCCCGGAAGTGGCGGCGGCAATTAAGGAATATATCAGCAGCCGCACCGACCACCCCACCGGCAGTAGCCCGCTGTTTGTCAGCACCGGCAACCGCTCCGGGGGCAAGCGCATTGCGACCACCACCATCAGCACCATGCTGAAGCAGGCCATGCAGGAGGCGGGCTTTAATTCGGAACGGTTGACCGCGCACAGTTTGCGGCACACGGCAGGCACCAATGTGCAGGAGATCACCGGCAACCTCTATGCCACCCAAAAGTATATGCGGCACAGCAACCCGGCAACCACGGAGATCTACTTGCACAATGACACGGAGAAGCAGGAGGCCGGGATAGCGCAGCAGCTTTATGACCTCTACCACGGCACCGGCACAGCAGACCCCCGCGCAAAGCTGGCGCAGATCCTTGACCGCATGAACCCGGCGCAGCTGGAGCAGCTGACCGGCATTGCGGCGGCAATGGCCTAATTTTGACCCGGATGGAGCGAATAGCAGGAACCGAAACGATCCATTACCTTATCGGGATCACGCTATCCGATCCATTGCCTCCAAAAACAGGGCTTTTCCGGGGGAAACCCCGCTAAAGATAAGAAACGCTGCACCCCCGACCAGCGACCAAGCAGAAACGGGAGTGCAGCAGCCCACCACAGGAGCGGGCAATAATATTATAGCTGACCCGCTCCAAGAAATCAAGAAAAGGAGCGAAAGACTATGGCAAAACAATTCAGCGCGGGGGAGATCCGACAAGCAGTAGTGGCAGAGATCACCACGGAGGAACGGCAGCGTTTGATAGAACTGTTTCGGGAACAGATGGACTATGCCACCACAGCGGATTTGGTTGCGGGGATCTCCGACAATTTGAAAGAGCAGGAGGAACGCAACCCGGAAGATGCGGCGGCAATGGCGAAGTGGAATAAACTTGACCGCATTTTGTTCATGGTAC